GTCGACGACAAACAGCTAACCGCGCTGGAGTCGTCTCTCGGCGATATCGCCTCCGTAGCGAAGACCGTCGGCGTCGCAGTCGTCGGAGCAGCGGGGACGCTCTTCGGTCTCGCCGAGGGCGCGCGTCGGACGATCGACGACCTCGACGAGATGGCGACGGCGGTCGGGGTGAATACGGAGTTCTTCGCCGAGTTCACCGCAGCCGCCGCGCTCGGCGGCGCGTCCGCCGAGGAGTCCGCAGGAGCGATCGCGAAGCTCTCGCGGAACCTCACCGAAGCGCGCGAGGGAAACAAGGACACCGCGAAGAGCTTCCGCGAACTCGGGATCTCGCAGGAGGATCTGACGAGGCTCCCGACCGAAGCGATCCTCGCGAAGATCGCGAACGGGATGCAAGGGATCGAGGATCCGGCGAAGCGCGTCCAGCTCGCGCAGGCGCTCCTCGGTCGCGGTGGGACGAAGCTGATCCCGACGCTCGTCGGCGGAGCCGACGCTATGGCGAAGCTCGGCGAGCAGGCGCGCGAGTTCGGTCTCGTCCCCGGTCCCGAGGCGATCGAGGCGGCGAATCAGATGGAAGCCGCGATGGCGAAGGCGAAGGGAGTCGTCGCCGGTCTCGGGCTGACGGTCGGGACCGCGCTGATGCCGGTCGTGACCGAGGTCGCGGAGCGGTTCGCGAAGTGGACGAAGGAGAATCGCGCGCTGATCCTGACGAAGCTCGACGCCTTCATCGCCGGTCTGAAGATCGTCGTCGAAGCGGCATGGAACGCGACCGTCGGCTTCGTCGGCGCGATGCGGACGCTCGTCGACTTCTTCCAACAGAATAAGTCGGCGGCGAACGCGCTGCTCGCGATCCTCACCGCGCTGACCGCCGCCTTCGCCGTGCAGAAGGTGATGCAGTTCTGGACCGCGCTGAAGGCGCTGCGCGCGATCATGCTCGCGGTCAACGTCGCGATGGCGGCGAACCCGATCGGGCTCCTGGTCGTGCTGATGGCGACGGCGGCTGCGCTGATCATCGCGAACTGGAGCGAGATCAAGGAGGTCGTGCTCTTCGCCTTCGAGGCGATCGCCGCCTCCTTCACCGTGCTCTGGAGCAACGCGACGATCGGCTTCGCTGCGATCAAGGATGCCGCGCTCTTCGCCTGGGAAGCGATCAAGGGCGCAGGGCTCGGGCTCGTCGCCTTCTACGTCGGGATCTGGAGCGCGATCTTCGGCGCTGCGGCGTCGGCATGGGACCGGATCGCCGCCGCCTTCACGGGCGCGGTCGCGCTCTACAAAGCGGCGTGGCAAGGCGTCGCGGACTGGTTCGCGAGCACGGTCATCGACCCGATCCTCGCGGGCTGGAATAAGATATCGGGAGTCGTGTCGCGAGCGGCCGACTTCCTCGGGATCGGCGGAGGAGGCGGAGGCGGTCACTCGCCGGGACGACCCGGCTCGCCCGAGTCGAAGGTCTCGCCGCTCTCGACCTCGACCGGGAGCGGCGCAGGCATGGGCGGCGGCTCGCGCGTCGTCAACGTCGAAAGCTCGATCACCGTCCACGCGGCGGCGGGAATGTCGGGAGCCGAGAAGGAAGATCTCGAATCGCGGCTTCGCGCCGCAGCGAAGCAGGTCTTCGAGCAGTCGGCTCGCGAAGTCCTCTCGGAGATGGCGTGATGGCGGTCCCCGTCCTCGGGCTTCTGTTCTCGAAGGATCCGCGAACGAAGATCATCGGAGCGCCGCAGGAGATCTCGATCGACGCGGTGATCACGCGCGGACACTCCTTCTCGGCGTCGGTCACGCGCGCGCCCGTCGAGGACGGGACGACGATCAACGACCATGTGATCCTCGACCCGGTCGCGCTGACGATCGAGGGAATGACGTCGGATCATCCCGTCGACCTCCTCGCGGGTCTCGTCTCGGCGGTCGGCGCGGTCGGCGGTGCGCTCGGGCTCGGCGGCGGGGAGACGCGCTCGCAGACCGCAGCGAAGGCGCTCGAAGAAGCCTGGCGCTCGAAAGCCGAACTTGAGATCGTGACGCGCCTGCGGACCTATAAGAACATGGTCATCGAATCGCTGGAGTTCACGGAGAGCGACGGCGGCGGTCAGGCGCTCTGGTTCCGCGCGAGCTTCGTCGAGATCCGCAAGGTCTCGCTCCAGCGCGTCCCGTCGAGCGGGCTCGGCGCGATCGCGACCGACCTCGCAGAAGGTCCGGTCGAGGTCGGGCGTCAGGCTCCGAAGCCCGCGCCGAAGCCGACGCCCGCAGCGGTGACGTCGCTTTCGGACGCTGCGAAGATGGCGGCTTGAAATGTTCACGGTCCCGACGCTTCAGAACTTCGCCGACTACACGGAGATCGTCCAGCTTGGCGGGACGACCTACCGCCTGCGCTTCGCCTACAACGGGCGCGACTCGTCCTGGTACGTCTCGCTCCTCGGCGCGGGCGGCGACCTCCTGATCGCGGGCGTGCGCGTGCGGCTCGAATGGCCGTTGCTGCGTCAGCACGTCGGCGGCGAGCTTCCGCTCGGGGAACTGATCGTGCTCGACCTCCTGCGCTCGCGAGCCGAGCCGGGACGGGACGATCTCCGAGACGGCGTCGCTCCGCTCGTGTTCGTGCCCGACGACGAGGTCGACGAGGCGGTCGCCGGGTCGCTCCTGTGAGTCTCCTCTACGATCGGCGCGCGGTCGTGACGGTTGTCCCGCGACAAGCCGGAGAGGAGATCAGGATCGAGGGACTGCGGATCGCCTTCGACGTTGCGAAGACGATCAGCGCCGACTCGAATAAGGCGACGCTCGATATCTACAATCTGGCGCAAGCGACGCGCGACCGGCTGCACGCGAGGGGCGACGTCATCCGACTCGAAGCAGGGTATGCGGCCGTCTCGGAGCTTCTCTACGAGGGCGAGATCACGAAGGCGTCGAGCGGTCGCTCGGGAGCGGACTTCTCGACGACGATCGAATGCGGCGACGGGGACGCAACCTTCTCGACGCAATCTGTCGAGCAGTTCTTCGAGGCGGGGACGCGAGTCCGCGACGTGATCAAGCTCGTCGCCGGATCCTTCACGAAGGCGACGCCGGATCGCGAGACTGAGACGGTCAAGTTCGGACCGAAGGCGAAGAAGCCGAAGAAGAAAACCGAAGAGCTTCCGCCGAGGATCCGCTTCCGCGATATCGAGGCGGACCTCTCCGCGCTCGACACCGATCTCGCCGAGGCGCAGATCTCGCTCGTCCTGCGTCGCGCGATGACGGTCGCAGGGAACGCCGCCGAGGTGATGGACAAGCTCGCCAGAATGTGGCGCTTCGACTGGAGCGTGCAGGACGGCGTCTTCCAGTTGACGAGCTTCGGTCGCGCGCTCGTCGGCGAGTCGGTCCTTATCTCGCCCGAGACCGGGCTCATTGGCGTCCCGCTGAAGACCGAGCACGGCGTCTCCTTCTCGGCTCTCCTGATCCCGCAGCTTCGACCCGGCGTCGAGGTCCGCGTCGAGTCGGAGACCGTCGAGGGCTCGTTCCGAGCGGAGACCGTCCGGTTCCTCGGAGACACGCACGGCGATAGCTGGACCGCTGAAGTCGAGGCGCGCAGCCTCGCGGAGCTGTGAGCGATGGCGCGCGAGACCGACGATCCGCCTACCTTCCGCGCCGTCGCCCGCCGCGTGATTGAGCGGGCGCTCGCGCAGGCGCGCGTCGCGATCCCGGCGAAGGTCGTCTCGTTCGACCCGGCGAAGCGGACGATCAAGGCGCAGCCCTTGATCCGTCGACCCGGTCCGGTCGGCGGGACGATCGAGGAGCCCGCGCTCGGCGACATCCCGGTCCTCTGGCCCGGCTCGGGTCGGCACCGGATCCGCTTCCCGCTGCGGGCGGGAGACTCGGTCCTGCTCGTCTTCCTCGACCTCGCCTCGGACGATTGGGCACTCGGGATGCAGCAAGGCACCGCGACGAATCCGCCGCTCGTCGACCCTGCGGAGGTCCGCTCGCACGACTTCGCCGACGCGGTCGCGATCCCGATCTCGACCTTCACAGCCGCACTACAAGGTGAACTCGGGAGCGGAGCCGCGCCCTTCGCCGACCGGGTCGTCGTCGAGAACGAGAACGCACAGATCGCCCTGATCGACGGCGGAAGGGTCGCGCTCGGGACGCGCGCGCCAGTGCCGATCGAACTCCTCGATCTCGTCGAGCAATTGATCACCGCGCTCCAGGCGTCGATCGTTGACATAGCGGGAGTCCCCTCGCTCGGGGCGACGGCGCAGGCTACAGTCGCAGCGGTGAAGCTACAGCTTCAGACGATCAAGGGGACGCTCTGATGCCGATGGCGGGCGCGGTCCTCGGAGCGCAGATCGTCGCGAAGATCGACGCGCTGCTCCTCACCGATCCGAACCCGAGTCGGCCCGACTTCTGGCGCGAGATCGCCGAGGCGATCGTCGAGCACATTCAGTCGAACGCGCTCGTCACCGTCGCGGTCGTGAGCGTGTCGGGCGTGACCTCGGGCGGCGGCGTCAGCGGTCCCGGCGCAGGGACGGGGACGATCTTGTGATGGCGACCGTGACCGACCTGAAGCTCGACGCGGATACGGGCGGGCTCGTCGTCGAGGGCGGCGACTTCGTGATCATCGAGGATCTCGACGTCGTCGCGCAGCGGCTCCGGCTCGTCCTGCGGACCGTCCTCGGCGAGTGGTTCCTCGACACGACGCACGGCGTCGACTACTTCGGGACGATCCTCGTCAAAGGCGCGCAGCAAAGCCGGGTCGAGAGCGAGCTGCGGACGAAGATCCTCGCCGTGCCGAACGTCCTCGCGCTCGCGCGCTTCGATGCGACCTATGACACGGAGCTTCGGCGCTTCTCGCTTGTCTTCGAGGTCTCGACCGACTTTGGGACGGTGACGATCGGAACGGCGGTCCCGCCATGACCGCAGGACTGACGCCGCTCGGCTTCGAGATCAAACGCGA